TGCTCCGTAAGCTACTAATTGAAGAAGACCACCACCCATTTACGCTATATTCTTTATACTATTAGAGGAGAAAAAAATATGAATTAAATGTATGTATAATATTTATTATATAAAAATTAATATTAATAATTCTATTATAAAGATGTTCAAAGAAAAATCATCAAAAAAAAAATATATATCTGACAATAATGAGGTTTTTACATTGGACGCGATGCATAATAACATTATAAAAAAATTTGAACTTACAAATAAGGACAAGGAAATCTACAAAATATTATTGTGTGATTTTGAATTTCAGTCAAACCTTATAATGGAAAATATTGAAACTTATAAGAATATACGAGATAAGGAGTATATAAATAATTTATGGAGTAGTAATATTAGCATAAGAGAAAAAATTATTGAACTTAAGAATAATATTAAAGAGCTGGAAACATATAGCGAGGTTGAGTATTATAAAAATACTAGTTATATATTGTTTCAATATTATGATACGGTAGAAAAACAGTCAAATATAAGTAATACGCACCCTTCTATATCTAATGGTATATGTATATCTTCAAGTGAATTATTGAGCAGACAACCCAAGATATATAAAAATGATTCAAAGAAAAAGCGCTCTTCTGTTTCAGCAACAACAATAAATGTATTAGATGCACTAAATAATTTAAATATAGATAATAATTTAATTAGCGATAATAAGCAAAATTATAGCAATGTTAATAATATAAGCAATATAAATGATACACCTGCTTACGAATATTCAAATAGTGTAAAAGATAATGTAATAGATAAAAGTTCACTTGTTGATAAATACATGTCTATAATAAATAAAAAGTATGTTAGAAATGTGGAGGAAGAAGATATAGAGATATGTAAAAATTGTAAAAATCAAATGACATGCTTACAGCATGACGCTATAATTATTTGTGATATTTGTGGTTATCAAGAATTACTTCTTGTAGAGCAAAATAGACCTATATTAAAACAGAACACAAAGGACACATCCCATTTTAGTTATAAGCGTATTAATCATTTTAGAGAATGGTGTAACCAAGTTCAAGGCAAAGAAAGTACAGACATCCCTGATGAAATATTTGAAAAGATTTTAACCGAAATAAAGAAAGAAAAGATTGCTGATACTAAAACAATTACCTATAATAAAATGCGCGATATACTCAAACGTCTACGAATAAATAAATATTATGAACATATTAATTATATAATTAATAGAATAAATGGAATACCTACACCTCAATTTAGTCAAGAGCTTGAAGATAAATTATGTAATATGTTTAGGAATATTCAAGCGCCATTTTTAAAACATTGCCCAAAAGATAGAAAAAATTTTTTGTCATATAGTTATGTGTTATACAAATTTTTTCAAATATTAGGTTTACACGAATACCTAAAATATTTCCCCCTTTTAAAAAGTAGAGAGAAACTATACGTTCAAGACCAGATATGGAAAAAAATATGCTTAGAACTTAATTATGAAATAATACCCTCATTATAATTATATTATATTATATTATATTATATTATATTATATTATATTATATTATATTATATTATATTATATTATATTATATTATATTAAATCCATTAGGAAAGCCGACCATTCTAAACCCAGCACCTAATCCAACACCTTGTCTAGCGCCAGATGAAACAGTAGGAGATAATAAATCAAGAACAGAGAATGTGCATGCTGCTGTTAATGCGAGCATCCCTATTTCACTCCAATCTAATTTATTATTAGGTAATATAAGAGCAACAAACGCAACTATAAGACCTTCAAATGCGTATTTAAGAAGTCTTATAATAACATCCCAAAAATCAACGGAATATTCCATTTATATTATTATTTATTATACTATTATAATAATATAAAATATTTTTCTAGGTTATTATTTAATAATTATTTATTTAAAGATATAAAATAATATCAATATATATACAAATGACCCACGCAGAAGATAGTTATGGATATATTATTCCAAGTGCTATAATAACAAAAAAATAATATCTAATCCTATTACTTGTCAGTTACAAAGTCGTAAGCTGTTTTGGCAGATATTTTTTAACAGTAATAGAGTCAGAGTACCTATTCAAGCTATAAATATTTAATAAAAATATATAAGATTTATAATATAATATATTATTAGAAAAGATATTGTAATGTTGTCAGTAACAGAAAGCACAGGCGCAACTGGCGCAATTAGCGCAACTAACGTTACTAGCGTAAAAGAGGTTGATTATCTTGATGAGGATAAACCAATTAGAGGACAGAATTATGTTCTCCTATCGTTTTTAAGCCCCGAAGATGTTTTAGTTAATAAAGAGGCATATATGTTTAATAAATTTATTACTAAGTTTAGTGCTGATATGACCACACTATTGGATGGTATTTTAGCTAAACATAGTGATTCAAAAGATTTTGTTGATTCTGTCAAAGAAAATAATTCATTCATTTTTAATCCTAAAGATATGAGTGAACAATATGGATTTTTTAAATCTACTAATAACCAAGACCTTGAATCATCATATCATCGTGATAATAATTTTATTACATCTATCCGAGGTATTAAAGTAAGAGGGGTTTTTGATTCTCTTGAAGAAGCTAAAAATCGTAGTGAATTTATCAAGCGTATTGATAATAAGTTTAATATTTATATCGCGCAAGTAGGATGTTGGTGTCCTTGGTCTCCCAACCCCGAATGTCTAGAAAATCAAGAATACGCAGAAACACAGCTTAATACTCTAATGAAAGAGTATAAAAAGAACATGGATGACAAGGATGTTGTTTTTGAAAATAGAAAATCTTCATTATTTAATTCTAATAATGTAAATGTTGAACCTCCTACTGAACCTCCTACTGAACCTTCTGTGGAACCTTCTGTTGAACCTTCTGCGGAACCTTCTGCTGAACCTTCTGCGGAACCTTCTGCTGAACCTCCTACTGAACGTTCTGTTGAACTATCTGAAATTAAAGAGAGCATTGAACAAATTGATGCTTGGAGTTCGCAAAAACTAGGTATTCAATAATCTCAATAACATTAAAATCTAATATTTTTTCTTATTTCTTAATATTAAGAAATGAAAGCAATAGCAATATTTTTATTATTTATAGGGTCTATATTGATTATCCAAGGATATTATAATAATAAATCTGTATGTAAAAAAGATAAAGTTATTGTTAAATATATACCTAGAAGTATTTACGAAGAGCAATTGAAGCCAGAAGAAAGTCTTCAAACATTTTATAAAGGTATGTTTGAAGACATTTTATTACGTTAATGTTTTATTTATATCCTTAATATTAGTAAATGGATATATTAAAAGATATTGAAAAAAACATTCTAAATATTAATATATATGACAAAAATATTTATAGCAAAAACAAAGACGTTTTCAATAACACTAATATGCTAAAATTAGATGTAATAAAAAAGCAAATTGATGATTATTTTAAATATAAAATTGATGAAAATAATATAATAACGCAAAAAAAATTAAAATACGAAGAAAATTATAAGAGTGCAAGAGAATTAAATAATTATAATTATACAGCATATTTAGACAAAAAAAATGAATTACATAATATATTTAAGGAAACTAAAACATTAGATTCATTATATGAATATTTAAAATATAAAAATACTGATTATAAAAACATCCCTGACATATATACATACGAATACATAAACTTAAATGAACGGACAGTTATTCCTCTTATTAGCAGCAATGTAAACACCAATGTATGTCCACCTGGTAAAATATTAAACCCTAAGACTAAAAAATGCGTAAAAGACCCAGCAGACAAAGTTAAAGTGGACAAGAAGAAGGTAGTTGTTAAAGATGATGTTAAAGAGAAAGAATGTCCAGAAGGTAAAATATTAAATCCAAAAACAAATAGATGTATCAAGGATGTTAATTATAAACTCAAACCTAAATAAAAATATAAAATAGGTAATTAAATAGGAGATATTAATGGTTAAAAATATTAAAGATGATAAAATATTTAAAATGAATTGGTTTAGTTTTGCTTTTGCGTTTTTATTAGGTATTATATATGTATATATTTCTTCACCACCAATAAGAAGTATTATTAAATATCCGACGCCTTATAATGCTAATAAAATAGTATATATGGATCACAACAGACAATGTTATAAATATAGTGCCGAAGAGGTTAAATGTAAAGAAACCTCATTAACTCAGCCAATAATATAGTATATACTTATTTTTTTTAAATTTTTATAGATTAGAATAGATAGATAATATATATACTAATGATTAAAAAAGGACCTGCGAAAGAAATAACAGGTTTAAGAGTAACAATAGACAGACTGTTTTATGATAATACCGGTCAAATAATTGTAAGCGCACTATTTGGCCTTGCGCTAGCACTGTTATTTAGACGTATATGTAAGGACAATTGTGTTATATATTCGGCACCAGAAATTAAAGATATAGAAGAAAATATCTTTAATCTTGAAGATACATGTTATAAATATAAATCCTATCCTGTTAAATGTAATGATAAAGACAAACCATTAGAGCCATATGATATAAATAAAACACCAGATAATATAATTAGTATTCCAGGGTTTTTAGAAAAAGTATTTTCGTCTACTTAATTATTATATAGACTTGTTGTTTCATATTTATTTTATATCTTTAAAGAAAATTATCATTTACGTTTGCGTATTTTGCGCGTGACAATACCTTTGCCGATCTGTTGGGCACTTTTTTCTAGGAGGCGATGAAGTTGACACCAGTTACAGTTTCCGTTACATGAGCAATATGGATTCTGTACTATTGCCGAAGGGGGCGACCCTGATATACATCTAGAAGGTGAATTGCTAGGACGTTTAGGAGGTGAATTACTGGGTGGTTTAGGAGGTGAATTACTGGGTGGTTTAGGAGGTGAATTACTTTGTGGTTTAGGAGGTGAATTACTGGGACGTTTAGGAGATAAAATAACATCTTCTATTAAAAATTTTGTTTTTGTTTTTTTAATATATTTAGGAGGTAAAATAACATCTTCTATTAAAAATCTAGTATTTTTTAGTTTGGGTTGTTTAGGAGACGAAAGACGTTTAATTTTTTTTTGAATTATTGGCTGATGCGAAAGTTCAGCTATTGTAAATCCTCTTTTCTTTTCAATATTTTGTAGAGACAATATCTTTTTTTTCCCCTTTTTATTTTTTTCAAGTTGCAATAATTCTTTTCTTGTAAATCTCTTTTTTCTTTTCATTTTAGGCGGAGGTGAAAAATCAGTTATTGTAAATTTTTTTTTCATATTGCTTACTAATTATATTATCTATTTTATTTACAAACTACATATATTTGCGTAATATAATTTATATTGAAAATGTTATCTATCAATAGATAGAATTATTATAATGTCAACACCTATAAATACATTACCTCTAAAAACACAGCAACCAAATATATCAGATACGAGCGATATTAATGATCCAATTGTCCAAGATGTTTTAAATGAATTTCAAGAAGAATTAATGATGTCTAAGCATTCAAAATCACAACAATCTCCTATTTCACAAATGCCACCACTGCCTATTTATCAACAACCTACTCAACCACCGCAGACACATCAACATATAAATTATAATTATAGGAATACAACCAAATATGATAATATTACATCGTATATAGATACAGATGTCGCAAAAAAAAGTTTAATATTAGTTATAATATCATTAATAATATATCATTCCGGTATTGTTAATACAGTGTATGAGAAAATGCCTGATTATTTACAAGATAATTTAAATAATTTTGATATATATATTAAATCTCTATCATTATTTTCAATTATTTATATATTGTCTTTTTTTGATTATATATAAATATAATTAAGAAGTAATGTTATTCATATTATACGGATCCGCATAATTATTTGTTTTTATATTTTGAGATGAGAAGAAGTTAAAACATTTTAAAAGGAAAAATATGCTTACAAAAGATGTTAAAAATATTGCAAAAATTGTTATACCAAATAATATAGTATAAGTTAAAGCATCATAATTGTTTTTATTAATAACTACAATAGCAATAATAATTAAAGCATAAAATAACATATATAGTGAGAACATAGATACAAAAAAATGTTTATTTTTTTCATTTATATAGTATGCCCATAATAATGTTCCGCATATAAATAATGTTAGTATAGAATACCCTAGAAGAGTAAATATTTTTTCTACAATTTGATCATTCTCGGTATTTGTTACAAATAATTCAATCATAATTTAATAATCTCTTAATTATAACTTATATTTTTTATTTACAATATATCATATTGCATATTGCCTAAGTATGTATTCTTAATATCATAACCGCGAATATGTATATTTTTATTATCTAATCCCTGAGAACCGTATACATCTTCTTTATATACACCTTTATCAACACCATAAAATTCTTTGTTATATCCTTCAGGATTGAATATATTGGATTGCGCAGCTAATAGGTTTTCTTCTGTTATATATGGAACTATACAACTTACATCAGTGCCATAGGTGCTATTATTTATGTCTAGTGATAATTTTTTATCAATATTAACATGATCCATATTCATTACACATTTATCAATTATTGTATTATTACTAGTATTATTACTAGTATTATTCCCATTATCATTCTCAGTATTATTATCAAGATTTTTGTTATTATCACTATTATTTATAATATTAAGCTCGCTTGTATATATTCTAAAATATAGTGATAATAGACATATTGATAATATAAAGCCAAATATATTATCAACTAGTAATAAGAATAATATACATGTTAATGCTAAATAAAATTGTATC